TATATTAAATTTAAAATATTTCTATAAGATGAAATTTCAAAATTTTTTAAAATTTTGCGATAAATCAATTTATTTATTTCTGATTATTGAATAATAATGGAAATAAAAATTATACCTTTTAAAAAGAATTTAAAATATATAAAATTCTTAGAAGACAACTTTGAAGAGAAAAAAGATTATTCTTTGTTGGAAAATAAGACTATAGTTGTAAATATTCTAGATTTAAAAAAAAATATATTAGGAACAATATGTTTACTTGATAATAAACATCTTATGAAGTTTTTAGAAGATACAAACCCTGATGCTACTAATAATTATGTATTAAGAGCTGCAAAAGGAATACATATTTATAATTTTGCTGTAAATAAAAAAAATAGAAAAAATAAAATTGGAAATAAAATTATAAATATCTGTTTATATATTGTTAAAAATTTAGGTTATGAGTATTGTCATTGTCATGTTGATAATAATAGTATATCACAAAAAATGTTTTATAAATTTGGTTTTGTTAAAGAACATTCTATATATTCTTTAGATAATTCTAAAGAAGCATCGACTAAAAATATAGAACCTAAAAAACGAAAACTTGATAATATGACATATTGGGTTTAATTTACTTAAAAAAATATCAGAATTACTGATATTATGAGTGTAATTTTATTTCAAAATAATAATGTTATTGGGCAATATGAAAGTTACGAGCTTTGTTCTGATTTTGTTAAATCTGTTGAATCTTTAGGGGTTGCAAGCAATTTTAAAATAGTAAAATATAAGAAAAATTCATGTATTAAAGAATGGGTTAGAGATTTTAATAATAATCAAGATGAAGTAATAAATCAAACTTTTATTTCTAATGACTTTAATAGATATTCTGATAACAAAAAAGATCAGAAAACAGACACAAAAGAAATTAAAAAGAAAAAGAAACTTCAAGCAAAAGAATCTCAAAAAGAACAATATAATATTAATTTATTAAAATCTCAAAGAGAGAAGATTATTGAAAGTAAAAACAAATACGAAGTAGATATGAAATTATATAATCAATTTAAAGAAAATAAAGTAAAAGATGAAAATTTTGTAGTTCCAGATATTTTTGAAGTTAAATATAAAATATTTGAAAAACTAGATAATAACGATGAATTAAGTTGGGATAATTTTGCATCAGAATTTAAGGAGACAGATTTTAATGGAAGATTTTCAAACATCTTTGAAATTAGCAATGAATTTGATCAAAAGTTTTGTAAAACTTTAAATATTGAATCTAGTGAATCATCTGAATCTGACAGTGATTCCGATTCAGATGTGGAAGAAACTTCTGAATATTCTAATGAAAGTGGTACTGACGATGGAATAGTAGAAGTATTTTCTTCTGAAGGAACAAATTAAAAATATATATATAATAAAACTTAAAATCTAGTTTGATTATATGTATAATAAAAAACAATTAGATGATATAACTAATAATTTAAAGAATGTTGTAAATGAATCAATGAAAATCTATCTAAAAAATTTCAAAGAACCAAGTTTAGATGAATATGAACAAGTAAAAAAAGACATTCTTGAATTTATTAAAACTAATAAATTAGTTGTATATGGAGGATTTGCTCAAAATAAATTAATAGGAATGAAAAATAAAGAAGATCAATTCTATGATGAATTTTCAATGGCTGATGTAGAAGTCTATAGTTCTAATCCTATATCTGATTCAATGAAATTAGGAAACTTATTATTTGAAAAAAAATATAAACATGTTCAGGTGAAAGAAGGTGTTCATAATGAAACTTATAAAGTATTTTGTAATTTTGAAAATTATGCTGATATTAGTTATATTGATGAAAAAATATTAAATAATATGCCTATTATTGAAATAGAAGGTATTAAGATAACTCATCCTCATTTTATGTTAGTTGATGCATATAGAGTTTACACTGATTTATTAACATCTAATTTTAGGCTTGAAAAAACTTTAACTAGATTTAATGTTTTAGCAAAACATTATCCATTTGATTTACAAAAAAAATATAATGTCAAGCTTCCTGTTATTTCTGAAGATATATCAAGTTTTATAAAAAAGAATATTATTCATAATTCAGATTTTGTTGTTATAGGTCAACATGCATTTAATTATTTAGCTAAGAAATTGGTAGTTGTTGAAGAAAAAAATAAAATTATATTACCAGATAGTTATTTTGAATTGATGTGTAAAAATTTAAGAGAAGATTCTAAGAAAGTTATTTCTTTATTAAAAAATAAATTTAAAAATGTTAAGTATAAAAGATATAATAAATTTTTCCAATTTTTTGACGAATTAATAGAAGTATATATTAATAATAAATTAGTATTGAAATTATATGGTAACAATGATAGGTGTATTGTTTACAAATATTCTGAAAAGAAATTAACTAAATACGCAACATTTCAGTTATTGATATTATATTTATTAGCTAATTATATGAGATCATATGTAAACAAAGATAAAATAGGTGAAGAAAATTCTATGTCGATGATTACAGAAATTTATAAAATTAGAAACAGATTTTTCGAAAATAATTCTCTAACAATTTTTGATGATTCTCCATTTCAAGAGTTCACTACAGATTGTATTGGTGTACCACTTGATCAAATGAGAGAATCATTTGAACAAGGTGCAAAGAAAAAAGAACAAGGCAAAAGAATGAAATTTATGTATAATCCTACAGGTAAAGATTTACCAGTACCTACATATATATTTAAAAATCATTCTGGTGATGAAATAAAATCAAGCTAAAATATCTTCTCTTTGATTATCACTATTAGTCGTTTGATCTAAATTAATGTAATAATTTTTCCTTACTATGCTTCTACAATATGGACAAGTATTTTTGTCTTTTTTAATGTTCCATTCTTTAATACATTCATAATGAAATTGGTGTTTACACTGTAATGACCAATCGCATGAATTTTCCCAACATATTATACACTTACTTTCTTTATTTTCAGCAAGTGGTGTTCCTTCTATAATTATAAACTGTTTTTTTTCTTTTTCTGGTGGTACCATTGCTAATATTGGATAAAATGTAGAAAAAAGAATTATAAAATTAATAAAATCACTAAAATTTTCATTCTCTACCAATAAATTCAAATTATTGTATTGATCATTATTATTCAAAATTGGTAACATAAATTTTGAATTTTCGTAAAAATCTGCTAAAGTTTTCTCATCGTAATACATTCCTATACTTAATAAATATGAATTTGTTAAAAATATCAAAATATATATTATTAAATTTGTAGTTTTATCAATCATTGTAATAGTATGTGTTCTTAATTTATGAAAATGATCTCTAGTTAAATAATTTATGTTATTACTCTCTTGTTGATATACATATTCAGGAAAAAATACACCTAATGATATATAATATAAATCATTCAAAAATTTACAAACAGTAATACAAAAATTTTGAAGTAATATCAGAGCAAAATATTCTCTAAATAAATAAGTAAAATTTATTAATAAATTAAAAAATCGGAATGCAAGTACAATAGACTGAATAATTACCATATTTTTTACTTTAGTTATATAATCCATTATATTATTATAGAAAAGTTTAACACTCTGAACCAATTTAAAAATATATATGATTCAAAATTTTATAGTTACAATTTTACTATCGGATATATTTTTCCTGCAAAAATATTTTTACAAAATAGTCTACTGTCTATGTTTTTATTTAAAGACAATATGATATTTTAATATATTATAATGTATAATATTATTCCTATTTTTTTGTTTTTATTTATTGTTCCGTTTAACGTTTACGGAATAGGGTGTTGGTGTCAGAAAGGGCCCTCTACTTATCAAGATTTAGTTGATCACGGATATTCTTCGGCATATACTAATTGTTATTTGTCTGGTAACAACCCTTCATCTGATACTTGTTATGATGCTACTTGTCCTGGAGGCGATTGGGTACAAGGTAATGCATACTTAATTGGAGAAATATCAGTATCTGCTACTGATGGTGCCGATTGTATATCACAATGTTCGGCACTATGGGGTTATAATATTGCGAATATGAATTCTAATTGTGGCGATGGCGATGACGATTACTATGACGATAATACTGGTTCTTTGGATTACAATGACGATTATTCAACTCCCAATTGTAATGTATACACATGTCCTCAAGTGTGGGATGGACACTGTGGAGCATTTAACAAACCTACTGATAAATGGTGTGATTATGATGGACCAGGATCAACTGCGAATGTGTGTTGTGCCGAGGATTTTTCGGAATGCTGTGAAAGCGATGAAGGAGTAATTGGCGGCACTTGCGCTGGTGCTGTTGTATTTTTAATTTTTTGCATTTGGTATTGTAGACGACGACGTGATAATACTAACGATACACCTCCCAATTGTGCCTATAAATTTTTCTGCCCTCCTTGTGCGGTATTCGGTTATCAAGGGTGTGAAAGTAAGACCGACGGGTGTATGACTTGTTGTTTTTGCTGGTTATTTACACTTTTCTGTTGGGAACCCAAACAAGTAGTAATTGATAATGACGATACTACTAATATTCCATCAGAAAGCGAAATGATTCCAATAGATGATAAATGTGTATAACAAAAAATAGATAATATTATTGATATTATTTGTAGTTTATTTAGATTTAAATTTGTATATATAATAATAAAATAATTATTTTTTTATTATATTTATTTTCAGTATAACTGAATGAATTTATTTGTCTCATTTTTCTTTTCGATCGGTGTAATAGTGATAAATCAAAAGAATTAGTAAAAAGAAATCCTATACATTAATTGAAGATCTAGTTGATGAACTTTACACCTTTGGAGATTTAAAATGCCGATTATTTGTTTTTTAATTATTCTATTTTTAATCAACAGATTGTAAAATAGCTTTTTTTAAAACTTGCGAACAAATATCGAAAAATTTAATATTTTTAATCATATCAAATTTATTTTTAAGTTCTCCTGTTGAACATGTGTATAAAATATCACCATCACCTAATGTATTAAATGGGCGAATTGATTCACCTACTGATACATTTATTTGTTGATTCATTTGTTTTAATTCATCATTATCTAGATCTAAATTTGTAATTAAAATAATTATTGTTGTATTTTTATTTAATTCTATTTTATCCATAAAATTTTTTTCAGTATTATGTGGATAATGAATAGGTTTATCATTTTCATAAACTGCACCTAATGCATTATTAACACATAATGCCAATATTTTTATTTTACCAATTTTTTTATAACTCCATCCTTGTCCATGTGATGCACTTAATCCTGCACCAACTTGCCCATTAAAAAGTTTATCATCATTTTGATTATAAGCAAATCTACCTAAATCTTTATCTGGATATATTTTATTGTTATTTAAATTCTTACTATAAATAATAGCACCATAATATCCTTCAAAATTGGTATAATTATTATTTTTTAAACTTTCTATTGTTAATCCTGTTGTTGATTCTAATCCCAATAAAGACCCGCCTGCAATATTTATGCCATTAATTATTTGTTTTTCATTGGTTGATAAACAATTAATATATCCAGGCCATCCACCTCTAATTTCCATATAAACTTTTGCACCTTTATTAAATTTAATAAATGTTAAACCAACTGGTCCTTCACTATATTCACATTGTGATACATTGATATTTGGAAATTCTAATTTAATGTAATTTTTTGATACCGATTTTTTTGGAATTAATTTTAAGGTATCATTAGATTTAATTTTATTTGAACCACCATACATTTGATTATTTATTAATTTTATAGTATCATTAGATTTAAGTTCATTTAAACTGCTATGCATTTTATTATTACTTAATTTTAAATATTTTGTTTTGTATTTAATGTACTTACTATAATAGTCCATATATATAATAATATATATTACTATAATACTATAATAATGATGACATATAAAAGTGAAGATTTAAAAATTAGTGCTGTTGAATATTATTTAGATAGTAATAAAACACAAGAAGAAGTATGTGATATTTTTAAATGTTCTGTTAGAAGTTTAATGAGATGGGTTGAAAGATATGAAAATGAAGATAGTATAAAAAGACATAATAGAAAACCTATTTCATATAAAGTTAAAAAAGAACATGTTAAATTTGCATTGGATGAATTAAAAAAGAATAAAACAATAACAATAGAAGTTTTGTTAAGTAAATTAAAAGATAAATTTAAAGATTTACAATTAACAAGAAGTGTAAAAGAAAAAGATAAAC